TCCGGACAAGGAAGACTTTAGAAAAAGAAATCAAGAACGGAAAAACTCAAATATTTTTGTGGACTTACTGAAGGTCCGACCTGCTATTGCATAAGGCTCACAGGAGTCTAGGAATTGAAAACAAAACTAAACTAGGATGTAGATTTTGAGTTATTATGCCCACAGAGCAAGCTGTGGCACACCTTTACCTCGCTGGCCCATCAAAACCAGCCTGCTTTACTAGTAAACACCAAACCTTTCAGTTGGATAGAGCACGTCACCACTCTGAGAAAAACTATTTCCAACCAGCTGTCGTCCCTTGGGTACCACCCCGGTAGACGATAATCAACAGACTTTACCCTCGTTTAAAGACGGAGGGCCAGTCTCTTATTACAAAAGAAAAGAAAAGACGCGCTAAGGTACTTTAATAGCCTCAGCACTCCTACCATAAAATTTGAAACCAGTCTGTGGAATAACATTTACACGTAACTCCTGGATATCCTTAGCATGATGCACCTTAATCATCATCCAGGCAGTTAATAGACTGGGGTCTGCACTTGTGGTCCCTCTGGCACTAGTTTTGCAATTAAGCAAACACTTGAAAGAACCCTTGGCCATCGGAACCACTGTAGAAGCACCATCAAAGGAATTTACCAAATCTGCGTCATAGACAACAAAAATGATATGTCCCTTGATTTTGGATGCTTCGACGTTTGTGGACCAGGAAACAGAAAGTGTTACCTGGCCTTCTAGAAATCCTGTAGCAGCTATCATTTTAGAGAAAGGGTTGGTCGCCAGCTCAAGGGTGCAATCCTTGGCCGCTATGTCATAAATGCGTGCACGAATAGGAATATCGACGTCCTCCTTAAGAAAAGAGGTGACACGGCACCACAATGACCCTATTTCAGCAACCAAATTTGGTGCTGTCATAGTCCCTTCCAATCTGTCAAAATGTAAAAAATACTCCAGCTTTGTGACAGAATCAGCTGGAGCTATAGGCCCACAAATTGTGTCCACGTATAATTCACAACCAGAACTAGAGTCTGCTGTGGACACATATCTGGTGGGGGCGGAAGAAAAAGGACTATCTAAAGGAAAAGAAAAATTTCCTCCGCCTTCTAAAGTAATATGCCTCTTACGATATATACTAGTATAAGCGGAGGCATTACGCTTATAACACATGCATAAAAGAAAAATAGATGTACAAGTAATGGGAGATGAAACAGTAATTCTCCCATGTAAAATACCCTGAAAACCAAGCCAATGAGAAAACCACGCACTAGAAAAATTTGCGATCTTCCCTTTGTCGGTCATAAGGTCACTACCTAAATCAATTCCATGATAAGTTTCATGAGAATTGGCATCTATACTAATAGAAAAAGGTCCCAATGTACGATCTAAATTGTGGACAACACTGGGACTTAAAGGTAAAATACACAAGGGTCTATCTACAAAAGTGACATCTGGCGAATCTCTATAAACATAATACTCAACTAAGAAACGCCAGTTGCCCGCTCCCAACAAATGATTGCTGGTAGCGCAAAAGAAATGGAACAAAGGTTCCGAAAAACTAGCACTATCTACATATATACTATGCCCACACGACTCTCCAACATCATAGATGTAGTCAACTGGCCCATCTATTGCATTAAAATGCATGAGTCGGTGTGGGAGACTAAAAGCCACAGAAGGTGGCAACTCATTCGCCATGTCAGATGGCTTAATTCTATTATAAAAATCCGCGCACATGCCTAAAGTTAGGCCCAGAAAGGGCATTTTTGGCAAATGGCATCTGACAAGAATGCACGGACTTATATTTCTATTATAAACCCAACGATTATAAAATTCTCCAGCATATTCCTTGGCAATCTCTCTAAAATTATGAGTGCCCAGGAACGCAGACTGTTTGGCATCTTTGGGTACTGAGACCCACTTCACACCAACCAAATCAACTGGACGTTCCGATTCCTGTTGGGTTGAACCAGCTTTGGCTTCCATAAAGGAATGCCTGGCAGCTTCTAGATTTCTAACGTCCTCTTCACGAGAAACACTAGGCCTAGATCTTCGAGATCCTAAGATCTCAAATCTCTGACTTTGTGCTCTTCTGAGAGCGAAAGAAAAAGTGCCCGTTTGCTCTAGGGTTGTATCGCCCCCTAGGTCCACATTGGCGTCAGGTATCCCAATAACTTCTCCACCTGAAGGAGCAGTGGTTACAGCAGACCCAAGCTGTGTAGCTTTTAGCTGTAAACCTAGGACCTGGGAATTTTGCAAATCCCGCGTGATAGTTCTATCATGCCCAGGTCCTATATGTTGTCTAAGCGTTCCCAGAGAAACGCGCGCTTGAACCAAATCTCCCACCATTGTTGAATTAGTAGATGAGAGAATGACCTTCAAAACACGGTTATCTGGGACCTGGCAGTGCTCATATGATAAATGCAATTGTGGAAAGAAAATTGCACGTGCCAGTCCATTGCCCACGAATGTAGAAAGTGAGCCAATGAACGCCCTTTCCGGATCAGAATTTTGTGCCCACATGACAACTCCGGTAATGTCAGTGGCGTCTCCAGGCATGCCAAATGGCAATATGGAAATCTCAATAGCATCAATGACAACGGTATCGTTGCCCTGCCCTTGAGCATCCTGGATCTCTTGTTGGGACACTGGATTGAAATAGTAGACCATAGATTGGCCATTCTGAGTTGGTTGCCCAAGTCTCACATCCAGTGTCCGCTGTGCCCGTGTGGAAGGACCAAAAGCAAAGGTCCCCCTTCTCTTGTATGCCAATTTCAGTGGAGGCAAAATAGGATCTTGCCTTGGAATAGCCTCCGTGGCGCCAAGAAAAGCTGCGCGAGCATTCTCAAAAGAGATTCCCTGCTGGTCAGCATACTTGCGTATGTTGTCCTCTTGGGAATCGATTTGAGACCGCCGATTTCGCAGCCACTTATTTCGTGCCTCTTGTTTATAAGGTGCAGACACAGCACCTGAAGAAGAGCCCACCATTTGGGATCTACCCTGAAAATTCGGGGCAGGCTCAATCGGAATTTGCCCTCCTTCCGATTGGAGGGTGTGGATATGAGAGCCCTGTCCAACAGGACTCCTCGCAATCATCTCCACCACACGTGGAGAGAAGGACAGGTAGACAGGCTCCATACTGGCAGCCTGCATTGCGCATTTCAGCGCAATTCTTTGCCGCTCTTTAAGGCGAGCAGCAGCAGCGGCCTCTCGAACCGCCAACTCAGCAGCTTCCTTCAGACGGAAGCGCTTGCCATCCTGAATGGCACCGCGCAAGCGGGCCAACAGGTCAGGGACAAACTCCTCCTGGGGATATTCCAGAGGGAGCTCGTCAAAAGCAGAGGCAATTTCAGCCTCCTCAGACTCCTTGGCTTCAGACGCCAAGGCCATCACTCTCATAAAGGGAGTCTCTCTCCTCACAAGAGACCTCGGGAAGAGGCCTCTGAGAGAGGAAGAGGTCATGGTCCTCTTCCTCCTCTTCAGCAGTAAGCGGGGGCAATGTGCGCTCAACAGAGTGAACGCACTTCCCGCACCGGGAAGAGGGAGGGGGAAACACAAAGGCTCGTAAGCCTCTAATGGTCCCCAATCTGCCTTAACCGGGGCAGCAGCGGTGGGAACTGAGGTTGGTCGGGCCTCAGGAAAAATAAGAAAGACAGGTTCCCAACCTGCCTTAATCGCGCTCTTAACGGCGATCGGGAAAAGGGCCCTACCAGGGCCCTTTGAAACATATCCCACTAACGTGGGATATAACCAAACGGGAGGGGGATTAGGGTAGGTGCCATTGCCCAGATTCCAGGCAAGGGCAAACTGAGCCAGGCGCTCAGTGGTGAATTTGACCATTCCGGTGGCCAACCTAGCAAGAAGAACCAAGAACAGAAAATAAACTAAAAACAAAATGATGGCGGTTGTTCAATCCAACACAAAACAATAAAGGAAGGAAAGAGACAGTAGATGGTTTGGTGAAAAGTTATTTTCATN